CCTGAATCGGACCATGCGGAAACGCCTACCAGCGTTCCCGTATGTGACGGTTAGGGGTCCAGCCTCGTCGGGCGCTCCACGCCCTGCAACTCACGTTGCAGGTCGCCGGAGGTCCTTGGCTAGGCGTCCCAGTCGTCGATCTGATCGGCAAACCATTGAGCTTTGGAAAGCTCTCTGGTGTGGTTTGATATCTTGTGACCTTGGAACAAAGGTCGGTTCGTGGAAAGTGCGTAAATGGTTGACCGAGAGCTGTGCCAGGAATGGCTGGCTCGAGACCGCACAGACTTTGAAATCTGTGTGCACGGAGTTGCGTGCTGCCGCCCTGGAGCAGCGCTCGGCGTTTGTACGCGCGGGTACGCACTTTCCACGCCGCCTCCTCTCTTGGCTTGACTCTACTCTCACGGTAAAGGGCAAACTGGCTTTCTCCAGAGTTGCGCGCGCTCTTCCAAGCGCACCTGAGGTAGTGAAGAAGGAGGCGGTTGACCGACATTTGGAAACACTCTCCAGCAGACACGTGACGGAGCCCTCTGAGTTGGCTTCGCTCGAGCATCACGTCTATACACTGCTGAAGGGTCAGTTCCAAGGTACTACTTCGTTTTCTGTGCCTTCGTCGTCTGCGGCAGTTGTCGAATCGGGGCGAGTGGACGGTGGCTATAACTCTTATATCGCGGGCCTGGCCAGGCCCGCATGGCTGAAAGCACGGGGTGGCGCCCGTGCCGGTAGGCCGGACGCGATACAAGACGAGCCATCCAAACTTGCCCGAGCGTTCGAGAACGCACTCAGTCGCAAGATCAGCCGGGCGAAGTACTTCCTTTATCCTACTATTTCCTCTGCCGAGAGGAATATGGCTTCGGCCACTGCGCTCCTCCTCAGGGAGAGCGTGGGGAACAAGGTTGTACATCACGCCAGCTGTATTGCGGAACTGGGGATGAAGGCACGGATCATTACCATCCCGCCGGCAGCGTGCTTTGCCAGAGGTGACCTTGTGAGACAGGTCCTCTGGCGAGTTGTCAAGGCCAGGATCCCGCAGATCCTCCCGTATGCCCCGCATACTGAGGAGGCGATCCTGGCACGATTGGCATCGCGCCGTCCTGTAGGTTCGGTCTTCCTTTCGGCAGACCTTACTTGTGCTACAGACGGGTTTGGACATGATGCGATTCTCGCTGTTTGCAAGGGATTGAGGAGAGCCGGTCTCCCCGCACACCTCTATTCCGACCTCCAAGAGTCCCTGGGGGTAGGTGAGAAGCCGCATTATGTCCGCTACCGTCTTAGCGACATGACGGAACGTAAAGCACGTAGCTGCCGAGCACGTTATGATGTGATTGATGGGTGTGTGGAGATACCCAAGGTTCGTGGTTCCCTTATGGGAACTCCTTGTTCGTTTACGATCTTGAGTCTCATCAATCACTGGATGAGTGAGCACCTGGGGCCGAGTAGGATCATCTGCGGTGATGACCTGGCGGCGCTCACTCATCCTCAAAACGTGCCTACCTACGCACATAGGGCCCGGTGCGTAGGTAGCGGACTCCATGAGGGGAAGTCTTATAGGTCTAAGATAGGCTTTGTGTTCTGCGAAGCCTATGCGCTGTCTGCCAGAGACAACGCTGGGATTGTATCCTTTAGACCTCCGTCCCTCAAGGAGTTCGTTAGGGGAGGTAATGGGGTCATGAGTCAGCACTCTGTGGACCCCTCTTCGTTCAACAGGCTTGCACGTTGCGCAAGAACTATATACCGCTCGCAGCGGGCTGTTGCGTCGAGGAAAGGCAGATGGCCAGAGCTCCCGTCGTGGCTTGGAGGCCTCGGTCACCCTTGCAAGGGGAGACTGAGGGTACCACGCCACGCTCGTGAATGCCTTAGGGAGCTCTACCTCTGTGAGAGTGCGGTGCATAATGGGCCTCATGACCCAACGAAGTATATCCGTCCCCTTCTTGTGCCGGCAGTTCCCGTTAAGGCGAAGGAACTCCGGAGGACTGTCACCATGCTTCGCCAGGTGGTCTCGGACAAGCAATTGTCTGAGCCGCAGTGTGGTGACCAGTTCATTCCTAACCGTGACATTTCCGCATATGTTTCCATGTGCGCCAATGTCGCTTATCTCGCGGCTGGGAACAAATTCAAGAAGGTTCGGGCACAAGATATCAAACCAGGAAAGCAAACACTTCCAAGCCCCTCTGCTGGCTGCAGGGGGGGGGTCTTGTCCACTCACACGAGGATCCGTACGATTCTCGAGTGGGACAGGAGGGCTCGGTATGAGTTCGGAGTGTACTTTCCTGCCGACTTTTCGTCGCATGTTCGTGTTAGAACACACAACGTCAGGCAAGGTGACTTGCCTGGAGATGTTGGGTCCTAGGG